CCAACGAAGGCAGACTTGTACTGATAATCAGCAATAATTAAAACAGCATGAGGTATAGTTTCTGGTTGTAAACTATCATACATGTTGTCATAAATTTTTCTAAAGATTTTAACCGGGTCATTATCAAGATTATTAACAACCCATTTTCTCATATCACTAAACTCTTTACCTTTAAGGTGAGTTACAAGTGTCTTTAAGTTTTCATCTGATACATTAACAAGTATACCAGCATCAATAGTACCACTTACAGAATATCTTTGTAATTCATTAATAAGTTTTCTAAAGTCTGGGAAATGTTTCTTGATTAATTCAGCAAGTACCTTTTCTTCAAAGTCAACATTTTGTTCTTTAAGAATATAAGTTGCTCTTGAAAACAATTGACTTGCTAATTTAGGTTTATCTTTTGGATTGATTCTAAATTCAATATTAGAAAATCTACTATGCAAAGGTTCTATAATTCTATTCTTAAAATTACAAGTAAGAATAAATCTACAGTTCTTATGAAACTCTTCTATGAAGCCACGCAATGCAGGTTGTGTAGATTGTGGATTTAGATAATCTGCCTCGTCAAGTATAACTACTTTTTTACCACCAGATAGTGATACAGTAGATGCAAAGTTTTTAATCTTATTTCTTAATACATCAATACCACCTTCTTCAGAACCGTTAATCATAATCCAGTCACAATCTAATTCTTCACATAATGCTTTTGCAACTGTGGTCTTACCTATGCCTGGTGTACCAGAAAATAATAGATTAGATAATTCGCCTTTCTTGATAAAGGACTTAAATAGTGTTTTTAATGATGGCGGTAATATGCAATCATCAATCTTGGTTGGTCTATATTCTTCGACCCATAAAAAGTCTGTATTCATTCTTCACTCCATTCATAATAATATATTTTAAATTACTTAGTAATTGTGCTATCTGGTTCAAGAGCAATCCAGTATTCAATAGGTAGTTTTTTGTTTTTAAAATGAGATATAGACTTTGAAGATACTGAAACATCATAATCACCAGATAACATTTTCAGATTCTCTACTTTAAAATAGAAAGTATAATCTGCTGTAGCACCTTCGCCCACAACAATATCAAAGTTGTTAGATGTATCGTTCTTTTTATCACACACTTTTAATACAATATCACCACCTTTTGTTCCTACTAATGCAAGGTCAGGTGTCTTCAGAATTGCAGCCATCTTTTTTAGTTCTGTAAGATGTGATTCTGATAAACTAAAAGTAACATCTGCCTCTGGCATGTTTACTTCTTTAGTTGGTGATACTAAAACTGATGGGTCTGAATAAAAGTATTTTGCTTTTGACTTACTACCTTCAGCAGAGATAGTCATAAACTTATCTTGCAAAGATAATTCAGGTTTGTTTAGTCCAGACATTACTGCAAGAAACTCATTAAGGTCATAGATGCCAAACTCAGTATCAAATGACTCGTCAATATCTGCCTTAGCAAATATGTTTCTCATAGTAGAAATTGTGTTTAATTGTTTTCCTGGTTTGATTAATATGTTAGTATTAATCTCAGAAAAGTTTTTTAGGATGTTTTGGGTGTTTTGATTTAGTTTCATAATATTAATATATACCTTCTCGTTTAGTTTCATTTATTATATCAAAGATAAAGAGACCTGTCAAGCAGGTCTCTCTAAAATAAAACAAATAATTATTTGTTCATTACATACATTGTTACTTCAAAACCGAAACGCATTTCAGTCGCTTGAGGTTTAGTCCACATAGTATTTCTCCTGTCGTTTATGGTTAATAAAATTAATCACAAACCAGTTCGTTGAAGATGTATTGCTACAAGGTTCAACTTGAGATTTATTATTACTTGATGTCAATAGTTCGAGGTTTCTTTTCCTCTGGTACAACCTTTTCTAACTCGACTAAAAGCATTCCGTCTTTTAATTTAGCACCATTTACAACTACATCATCTGCTAATGTAAATGTTCTACTAAATTTTCTTTTCGAAATACCTCTATGAATTGTTTCCTTTTCGTCTTTATCATCATTCTCAACTGACTTAATTGTCAATTGATTAAGAGCAGATTGAACTTCAATATCTTTTTTATTAAAACCAGCAAGTGCCATTTCAATCTGAAAATTGAAATCATCTACTTTATTAATGTTGTAAGGTGGATATGATGTCGGTTGTTTAACTGTGTACTCTAATGTATTATTAAAGTGGTCAAATAGGTCATCAAATCCTACTGAAAATGGACGCAAATCGTTCCATATATTACTTGGTATAGATAGTCTTGTCATATTTTTTCTCCTTTTATTAAGCAAGTTTATCATAACGATACCTCTTAATTGAGCGTATCATAATTATTTATACAACTTATTAGTACAATAATAAAAAATTATTGGTAGAGGTAGGCCTCACCCTCTTTATACTAACGACTCTTATGTCGCCTATCACTTTCGTGCTACGGAGGCCAATGAACCAATAAAGACGTTGTTTTTTTGCTTCGGGTGAAGCGGGAGAAAACAACGAAAACCAATTTGGTGTCTTTGCGGAAGACACTCTACCTCTAATGTCAGGGCTTACGAACTGCCTCACATTACTATTTATACGATAGACTTACGCTTTTTGATTACTGTAAGCGAATTTTTGTCTACCATATACAGCCTTGATGCCAGCGGCAACGATTGCAGATATTGAAGTATTGACAGAATCAAATGCCCCGCCTTTACCAAATACCTTGTTTACGCCTGCAGCCAGAATAGCTTTAGTAGGTGTACCTAGACGATACGAAGTACCACTTGATGTCGTATTGATATACACCATATGTCCTTCTGTTCTTAGTTGGTCTACCATCGCCCTAGGTGATGTTAAATCAAACTTCTTTCTCATAGTACTCCAATCAACTGGTTTACCGGTTGATAGTAAATTAAGTACCTTCTGTTTTTTAGTTAAGGCTTTTCTACCCATAATTAATTAACCCTTTCAAGTTGTGTCGCCTAATTGATTATTACATTATCTGATATGGGCAACATATTCATATCAAGTAATTCTTTTAAACTCCGTTTTTTAAACTTCGAAGTTTTTGTTCTTTTTTAAAACGCCTGATTGCTTGTTTCTTTGCTTCTTTTCTTTCATCGGAAGGCTTAGTATAGTATTGGCGTTCTTTTAAATCTCGCATGAGACCATCTTTAAGAAGTTTCTTTTTCAAAACTCTTATGGCCTTTTCAACATTATTTCCTCTTACTACTACTTTTGTCATAATTATCTATTATACACTACTTTTGTAATCTTGTCAAGCTATAAAAAGTGGCCCCGACTACAAGGGCCACTCCACTACATTATGAGATAGATTTCGATATTCTACCCTAATAACTAGGATTATCTTCCTCACTATCATTGGAATCTTCTTCTGTATCTAACACTGGACTATTCCAAGTAGTCACGTCTTCTCCGCCATCTACTTTAGAGTATAAGTCCATAAATGATGTTTTAGTATCAACATCAAATCTGTTAGTACACATCTCAATCGCCTTCATCTTATTCTTAAAGATAACAAACGCCTCTACTATGTGAACTAATCTTCTAGTGGATATTATCTCGTCAACACCACCTTCATAGTAAGTCTTTCTGATAATGTCTGCCCAAGTAACTAGATTACTAGCAAACTTAATATCAGCATCTTTGGTAAGACCTTTTTCTGACATTACGTTTAATAAGATTTTACTTTCAATCTTATTTGTAGGGTATGCCTGTTCAACTGTAATAGGAAATCTTTCGAGGAATGCCTCGTTAAGAATATTAGTACCGATGAACTTACCATCTTCGGATCCTTGACCCTTAGTATTGGCAGTAGCAATCACATTGAAACCGGGTGCAGGTTTAACAAACTTATTAATCTTTTTAAGAAACACACCATTGCCTTCTAAGATAGGTTGTAAACACATAATCTTATTTGATGCAAGGTCAATTTCGTCAAGAAGAAGTATCGCACCTCTTTCCATTGCCTCGATTACAGGACCATTCTGCCAAACAGTTTGACCATCTTGCAATCTGTAACCACCGAGTAAATCGTCTTCATCGGTCTCAATTGTAATGTTAACCCTAATACATTCTCTTTTAGATTGGGCACATGCCTGAGACACATTCATTGTCTTACCATTACCAGAAAGACCAGTAACAAAGATAGGATAAAACTGTTTACTAGAAACAATAGATTTAATATCTTTGAAATAACCCCATGACACGAATACAGGATCCACATCAGGAACTATATTACCAGTTAGACTTGAAACAATAAACGCAGCCTGATTAACTGTCTCATTAACAGGTGCGGTTTCAGTTTTGGGTAATTCTGCAATGATATCTTCTTTAACTTTAGGAGAGATATCGCCGTCAATAGGAAGAGCATAAACTCCTCTAGAAACTTTGAATTGGTCTTGTTTTAACCAACTTGGATTTTTGATATTACCAATCTTGATAAAATCGTTAATTTCACTTCTAGTTAAATTAGTTTTCTTGTAATGTTTATATAACAATTCAACTTGATTTAACTGTTCATTATTTAATGTAGTCATAATTCACCTTTGTTTTTTTCATAATATACATATATTATATCGAACTTTGCATAGCATGTCAAGCATTATTCCCATTTATTCCAGATTATTCCAGATAAATGTGTTGTATTTTTACAACAATATAACAAATATGGGGGTTTTGCCCCCCATATCAACTTTTGTAATGTTATAACATTACTCACTATCAGAAACAGCCCCAATTTGTGGCATTTCAGATTGTGATACATCAGCAACTTCAGCAACTTTCTCTAACGAAGGTAAAGAATAACTGCCTCTGCCCAATCTGTATGATTGATTTTTCATCAACCAAGCAGGTTTAGTGATACCGAGTTTACTTTGAAGCGATATAATATCTTTTCTAGTAATCTCAGAAGTAAAGCCCTCTTCATTTGCCATTTTAACAAATGCTTCTTGAGCTGGTTTTAGTGTAACTTTAGTTGTATTTTCCATTATAATATTCCTTTTTCAATAATACAAATTTTAAGCGACTTGAGAAATAAATTTATTCAACACAACTCTACTATCTTTGTTTTGTTTTAAAGTAGAAGTGAAGAGTCTTTTTATTTCACTCTTTTTAGCATTCTCAGATGGTGTCGCCATTTGACCATCTGACACTTGCAGATTACCCCCAGCAAGGAGATAAAATTCATCATAAGCAGTATTGTCTTTTACTACTAAACATTTATTTTTTCTATACTCTTGATTAATTTTTTTTCTATCATATATTTTTACGCCTTTGTCATATGAATATGAAGGAAAGTATTTGTCAATTGTATATCTATCAATTGTTTTACCACTTGAGATATAGAAACCTAATACTTTAGTACCAGTTCTTTCTCTTAAAGCGTCAAGCAATTGGTCTGTCATTTCTCTTTGTCTTTCGATATAATATTCTTTTTTAGTTTTAGTATCTCTTAAAACTATTTGATTATCATAACCAGTTCTAAAGATATAGTAACCACCTTTTTGTTGAGTCAGATATTTATTCTTGATATCTTCTTCACTAACATTAAACGTAGCGTATCTATCGTTACCATCAGAACAGCCATCAGTTAAAAAGATTGTATTCATTTTATCAATAGCATATTTTTTTCTGAAAGCACTAACCATTGGCATTGCAGCCATAACACAATCATTAAGAGGCGTTGAACATAACCCATAACCAACTGGTTGTGTAGGCAAGTTATGTATGTAACTTCTTAAAGCAGAATACTTGTCATATTCAGCATCGTCCATATTGTGCCATTTTCTTCTAGAAAAATACATTGAACTATCATATCTTTCAGCAAGTAAGAATAAGTTAATCATACCTTTTTCATATTCTTTAGCGTTCATTCTAGAAGACACAAAGTTTAAAAGTCTCAATCTTTCGTCAACTGTTACGTCACCTTCTTGATATGCAGGATATCTTTTATTCTCAGCAGTAATATGTTTAGCATTTGAATCCCAAGCACTATGAGAACTATCATTACAGAAAGCATATACTTCAAAAGGTATATTTACTTTTTGACAAAACATTGTTAAATTCATTAACTGGTGAATAGTAGGAGTTAGTTTGTCAGCCATACTACCTGACCAGTCTATGAACATCATCATACCGTGATTTTTACCATCAGGTGTGATTGCCATTCTTTTAAATATATCATCATTATATTTGTAACTATGTAATTTAAGTGGGTCGATAACACCAGACTTATCTTGTTTAGTTCTAGAATAAGCAGAAGCAGCCTTTTTCATTTCATATTCTTTTACCATGTATGAAACTTTTTTAGACTGGTCTTTATTGAATTGTCTGTATCTAGAAATCAATTGAGTTATAGACCTTTGTTGAGACTTAGTATCATTCTCACTTAGATAAGCATTATTGTATACTTTGTCAAAATCTTTTAATACAGTTTTATAGTCAACAATATAATCATTAACATTTTTGTAATTGTGAATATTGATGTACTCATTGTTTTTAGATTTAGGGTCTAGTAACTGTTCTTTTTTATCTTCCCAAGACTGGTCTGTCTCAGCAGAAACTTCTTCAAACGGTGCAACTGGTTTAGAAGCACTAGCATGTAATTCTTCATCTGATTGTTGACCAGAAGAAGGCATAGCAGGTTCTTCTTTAGCATCTACTTCTTCTTCTTCTTTGTCGGAATCATTACTAGTACCCATTGTACTATCATTGTTTGTCTCTTCTTCTTCTGAATCTTCGTCATCATCATCATAATCTTCATTATCATCATAATTAGAATCACCGTCATCATGGTCATCAAAAGAATTCATTTGCATTTCTTCTTCTTTATCTTTTTCTTCCTGTTCTTCTTTACAATATTTTGATAACTCGTCAGCGAGTTCAATCACATCTTCAAAAGTCTCTAACTTTTCCATTCTAGAAACTACATCTTTTTCATAAGCATCTTTGAATACAACAGGACTTTCTACATGAGAAGATTTAAAATGAATATTTAATCTGTCAATAAGAAGCATATCATTAAGGTCTACATCTTTTGTACCAAAGAAATCATTATTAATAAGGTCTCTATAACCTCTAATAAATGATTGTGATAAACCAGGATATTTTCTTTTGATTAATTTTTCTATTCTTGCATCTTCGATAACATTGCAAAATGACTTTGGTATATTTCTTTCTACAACAGCATTTTCCCAACCATCTTGTGGAGTAAATAATGCATGACCAACTTCATGTGCAATTAATAAATCTGTAATGTCTTCATTCATATCTTTCCAGATAGGTAAGACAAGTAGTCTAGATTTTACATCAAAATAAGCAGTCTTTACTTTTTTGTGTTCTACTGATATGTTTTCAGTAGCAAGTAACTTTGCAAGATACGATTTTGCACTCTTATTGATATTTGTTTTTTTCAATGTATTCTCACTTTTTTTCATAATATAAGTATATGCTACTGTACTTTGGCATATATGTCAAGCATTATTCCATCTTTTTTGGAACTTTTTTTACTCGCAATATTTCCGTTTCTCTGTAACATACTATTAAGCTACATGAGTTGGGCATGTATGTCAAGCGTTTTTTGGTACTTTTTGTGGAATAATTTCCCCTTGTTTTTCAAGGGTTTAGAGATTTTGACTACTTTTTGAAGATAAAAGTGGGTTCAAATTTGCGACCTGAGACGTTAGGTCTCTGATATTCGCCCATATATTGTTGTTTTTGTTTAGTTTCTTTAGTATCACCATCTAGTGTAGATACGGCAGAGCCCCCTTGTTGAGTACTCAGAGACAACCACCATGTATCTGTATGTTCGAAACCTACTGATTTTGCAAGTGATACTGTATCTTCTTCAAATGTCTTATATTGTTTAGTATTTGCGACATTGAGTGCAAGATACTTGCCAGTTTTAAGACCTTTATATGCATTGGCAATCGTCTGTTTTAGAAACTTCTCTTTCCAGATTTCAGACGTATCAAACTTAATACTTGATTGTTCTGGTTCATCACCATATGCTTCCCAACCAAAGTAAGGTGGACTTGTAAATACGAAATCTAAACTTTCATCTTCTGGTATAAATGTTTCACTACCTTGTCTATGAAGATAATAGTTATTGTGTGAGTTACCAAAAGTTTTACAAATTTCTGATAACCCTTTGTAAGTAGGAATACAAGGGTCAGTACCGATATAGTTTACCCCAGCTGCAATCGCACCGAGCAATCGACCACCATAACCCATACTTGGATCCCATACTGTACCTGCAACTGTACCTTCTAATGGACTATCTTTATCTACAAATACATCATATAAGGCTGCGGCTGCAGTAGGTCTAAAATTAGAAACCATTTGAGTGCCACTATATCTTCTTAACATAGAACGCATATCTGAATCTGTAATCATGTGAGCAGCTTTCTTTTGAAAGAATGTACCTGATAATATTTTATTTAATCCTTTTTTAAGATGTTCTTCATCTTCCCATATTTCCATAGGTGTTTTCATCTTACCACATTTTATACCCCATGCGTGTTCCATATATGACCATGCAAGATTAAGACCATGTGCTGATTGACCTATAATTTTATTCTTTCTATCAATAAGTGTATCTCGTCTAAAGTTTACTAGACTATTAAATATATCATTACGCCATTCTTTACTTGTAGGGTAGTAAGGAAAACCTCTTTGTTTCCATTCATCATGTACTTGTTGAATATTATCTGTCATATAAGTAAACCTCTCCTGGTAGTGTACCTTTTGCCCATGTTGTTTTGCCCACTAGTTTCATATTATTCTTTATATAAAATTTCTTTGCTATTTCGTTATCACTACGAACACTCAAAAATACTCGTCTTGGTTTTACAAACTCAAAGAACTTTTGTAGTGCCTGACTTGCTGAACCATTTTTATGTTTAGCTGCTATTTGATGTAGTATACAATCACCTTGTTGAGCAATCACATCACCTATTCTTTGTTTTCTTTTATAAAAATTATATGTAATCACTACATCATTATCATATATTAAATTTTCTTTTGCAATCATGCGTTTCATATAATCTGTACGAATATGTGGAAACCACGTCTTGTGTTGATAAAAGATTTCTTTTACCGATTCAAAGTCTATTTCTTTAGCATGATTCATAATTTATATTCTAACATAGTTTATCAAGAAAGTAAAGCTCTCATCTTTTCATTAGAGTAGCAATCGGCAACTAGATGTATTCTATCAACGTCACTAGTATTTCGAACAGCATGAGCCTTTGTAACATCTGTATAGTAATAATGTCCAGATTTTAAAATGTGTTCTGTG